GAAAGCCATGAAAAAACCAGTGCTAGTACCATCTAGGTCAAAATTACCGTTTCCTAAATATTCTCTAAAACTATTATAAAAAGTCCATGCTGTAGCCGCCATTTAAGCCGCCTCCTTAAGTATTTCTGGATGTTTAATAATGTACGCTATTAGTCCATTACCGTGAACAGAAAGTTCGTAATGATCTCCAGTAGTGCTAACTAACTGTACAAACTCCTTTGCTTGTTGAAAATGGGCTACTGTGCATCTAAATTTTTTTTCCCCCAAAACAACTTCTATTTCTTGTTCGTCATCGTTTTCTGGCTGTGAGTAAGCATGGTGTTCATCCATGATGCAACTATCAAAACCAAAAATTTCAAACTTACAAAAACCTAACATTCTTAGCAAATGAATTGCTCTAAACGTTACGGTTGTACCCCCCATAACAGGATAGTATTTGCCATCATATTGGCTCTCTAACAAATGCTCGTTGTCAACATCACCCGCACAATGCCATATGTAAACTTCATGGCTAGATAGTTTTCTAAAAACACTAGGATGACACTGAGAAGAAATAAAATATTTACAACTATCTAAAGTAGGCAAAACAAACCTACTATTAAATTTTCTGCTATCAAGCATTACCATAGCAGATGGCATTACTTTATTTTCTATACAAAAATTGTAAGCACCATTTAATGCAACAACAGGACAACCTTGTTCTTTTTTTTCTTGTAACAGATGAAATGTGTCTTTTAACGAAGGGCCTCCTGCAACAATACAAACAACTTTATCCGGTTGTGTTTCATGCGGAGTTACTTGAGGAAGTCCTCTTGCAATATTTATTTTTATATTGTTGGTTATTTTTTTAGGGTCTTCGTTAAGAGAACATTTTATTTCTGAAATAACTTTTTTACTTTTAACCTCAACAGTAGGAGGCTCTGAATATACTCCAATTTGCAACATACTATGCAGTACCAAAAACCATTCTAATTTCTAATCCCTTTGTGTCTGTTGCAACAACATCAACATCTACTCTAATAACGTCTGCTGTTGTTACCGTATTATTTACACCAACAACGTGAGGAGTTGCGGCAGTAGAAGAATCTGTTTCATTTAAATCTATTGTTATAGGAGTAGACAACATATCTACGCTATCAGTAAGATTATGCAATTGAACGCTAGTAATAGAACCGCTAGTTCCTGCTGTATAAACGTGCGCTTCAGCAGACTGAAGTTTTTTGTTGTTAAGAGAAGATGGTATAGTTATGTGAACAATTCCATTTCCAACAACAGGAGCAATACTGTCATTTACACACTTAACTATTAAATTTCTTTCAACAAAAGCAGTAACATTGTCTACAACAATTGATTTTGATTCTGTAGTAGAGTTATCGTAAAAAAGAATTTTGTCAACAGAAGAATCAATAGATGTTGCTAACTCTATGTTAGGTATGTTTTCTTGTTTATTTACGTCTAAACTTTGTAAATTAGAATCCATCTCTCCAAATGTAAGAGGGCTTCCTTTTGTTTGTCTTAGTGTTAGTGTAGTAGCCATTAAAAATTCAACCTATATATAGCCATTATTCTGTTTTCGCTGTAGTTACCACCAATGCCATGTATCCCAATCCTCATCTCTGTACCGATCTGAAAAGAATCTTCTGTTGCTGTCATAGTTAATGGAAGGTTCAACTTTGTAACCGCATAAAGGGTGACCATTGCGACCCCAGCAACGACCATCTCCTGTTCGTATTTCTTGTACCACTTCTTCTTTGTTTGCGTTTCTTGTTGACCACAGAAGATTACGTTTCTTCCGTTTCCTGTCCCTACGGCTCCCATTTGACATGCAATATCTCCATATCTTTTTGCAACAGTTGAGGAAGAATCCATATGATATTCTGAAACTATCACAGGCTTACCAAGAGAAAGAGCCTCAGTTACCTTTGCTCTAAACTGAGATTCATTTAAGTCAAACCCAGTTTGCAGGTATACTATATCAGCGTTGTCAAGATATTCCGGCTTAATACCGGGACTAAGATGTACGCCAACAGGCTTGTTTGTCTTGGCCTTTAAATCAGCAACCATCTCTCTAACTTGTGCCGCTGACCAATACTCATCTACTTCTAGCCCAATAACGTAACCATCTACTTTGTCATCAAACCTACGAACCATCTCAGAGTTGTGAGACTTATGATAAGAAAGAGGTTTAGATGCTAGGTTAGGAGAGTCATCAGCCATTAACCACAGCACAGGGCGTAGACCTCTACTGTTAAGATGATCTAGTCTAACTTCCCAATCGGATTGAGGCGAAACATTTCCAATACCGTCATCTCCATTCTGAGAATAAATATAGATATGTGTGTCACCTTGATTAATTAAAGCGTTTTCTACTCTTCTGCGCCAAGCATCATCTACATTAACAGATAGGTACGATAGACTCATCCAGTTACGCAGATCATTGTGCAAAAGAAAACTTGCTCTTGATCCATAAATATCAGATTGTGCTATTGAAGCGTATATTACTCCAAATAATACACACAAATATTTCATCTAATGTATGGGTTAGGGTGTTTAGGTTCTCTGCCCTTCATTTTTACAGGGCCGGGTAAAAACCATCCTAACACCATGGGAATTATTACTACCAAAATAAGTAACCAACCCCCCATTTCTGCAAGGGAGCCAAGCAAACTCCAGAAGTTATCTGGCGCACAATCCATATTAGTACTCCTCCCACCAAGATTGTCCATTGTCGAGGTCGCCACATCTGTCACAAAAGCAGTTGTCATGGCTCCCGCTATCGGTGCAATCGCACCCCCACCTAACACAGTCCCCGCAGTAGCACCGACTGCCGCTCCAGTTGCTACCACTCCCGCTTTCTTTATCGTCCCGCATCCTATAACTCCTAACGCTATCCCCAGATAGCAGAGGCTAACATAAGCACGGCTACGCCACCTATGATATACATTTTTGTTTTTTTCGGTAGTGCTTTCCATTTTTCTTTCAAGGTCATCTCCTAAACATTTTAAAATTGTTACATTTCTGGAATAGCGATGCTATCACCACATCCGCATTTTCTTGTACCTTCACTTGGGTTAACCACAAATCTTTTAGAAAAACCTTCATCTTTATAATCAAGGCTACCGCCTTGTAAATATGTCTGCGACATCTGATCTGCGAACTTGGCCTTCTCTCCTATACTCAATTCTGTAGTACCTTTCGATTCCGCTTTCTCCAAAGTAATCATAAGGCCACTGCACCCACCGCCTTTTAAACCAATTTCTAAAACTTCTCCAGAGTTTAATAAATTGTTTAATTGGTAATTTGCTTCTGGAGTTATTATCAAGACTTTTCATTTTCCCCCTATCAGGTTCTTTTTTTTCCACTAGCGGTAGTAGACCACTTAACTTTTTTAGGCCCAGTTTTTTTACTGGCCTCAGATTTAGATATTTTAGACGCTACTTTTTTTGGGCGACAAGCAGGATAAGGTCTACCTGATTTAGTAGATTTTCTTCCACAAGATTTTCCTGTCTTAACATCGACCCACTCTTCATCAAACCATTTGCCAAGACCACCTTTAGCCACGTTTCTTTACTCTGTTGTCTTTGCCGCTCCAAGTACCGCCCATTTTTTTGTACTCTTTAGAAGCATAAGCATTTGCGTAAGCAGAAGGGTATACTTTAAACTTTGCTTTTGCTTTTGATTTTGCTTTCGACCACTTAGCAGGATCATTTGGTTTAGGTTTAGAAGCCATTATTTCCTCTTTTTTGTTTTCTTAGCACTAGCACTTAATTTTTTTAAAGCCTCTGATTGTTTCTTGTGCATTTTAGAAGCCTTGTTAAGTTCATTAGAAACTTTTTTAATCTTTTTTAACATTTCCACCTACGCCTTGCTTGTCTTATTCTTGAGTTAGGATCGTTACGAGTTTTAGCACTTGATCTTTCTAACTGGCCTTTTGATCTAGCACAATAAGACTTTCTTCTTTTAGCGTCCTTAGAACCTTTTTTTGGGTTACCTGTTACTGCTGTTTGTAGTTTAGAGCCGGGGTTTTCCCTGCGATGAGCGGCAACACCTTTTGCAGTCATACCCGCTCCAGACTTAGTAGGCCTATAGTTAGCACCTTTACCTTTAGTTGTTCTAGGTATAGGCTTTTGTCTTCTAGTCGCCATCAATAAGCCTCGCTACTATTTCATTTCCTTCCCAGTTAGTGCTAAGTTCTACTTGTCTACGTTCACAGGCGTACCTTGTGCTACCGTTTAGATTGTCCTTCCAACCATTACGTTTGAGTGTACGCTTCATCTGTAAACATCCGCTAATACCCATTCGCTCCCATCCGCTATCAGTCTCATGGTGTCCCATGTACTCAACAACAGAACCATTTAAGTACAGCACAAGCACCATCATAGTAATATTCATTAATGCACCCCGTTGCTTGCTTTAATTTCGGATGTCTTATCTTTCAGTGTCTCAACATGGCGCTCTAGGTTTTCTATACGTTGCTTAAAAAAATCTAGCGTGAGAGCCTGTTGCTGATCGTATGGAGCCTTGCCTGTTTCGATCACCTCCTGTAGTTTAGAAAACTCTTTCGCCAGATGTTCTAGCAACATAAACTGTTCAGCATCGGCGGGAAGTGCGCCTAACTCGCCCCGAGGCCACTTGATGCGAAAATTTTCATTCTGCTCCACAGACTTAGCCATCAGGATTTGATTTGTCTCTAAAACATTAAGCCTCTCCTGAAGGCCAAACCAAGCCCATGTACCTACAGCCACAGCACTAGCAAGACCTATTAAGTTTCTTAATGGAAGTCCTACACTAGTTCTGTCAGATACCTCAAGATCACTCACTTGTTCAAAAGCCTCTGCTCAAGGGTATCTATGCGATCAAGGATTCTATCTATATGAGTATCTAGTTCTTGTCTGCTAACTGTTTGAGTAGCAAGGTCTGTAACTCTAGCATGTAGCCTGTCTATCTGAGAAAAAATTCTCTTAACTAACCACCCGCCAAGGAATAATATAACTCCGATAAGTGCGTCCACCATGATAGATGGCTCCATCACATTTCTACCTTGCCTTCTTCTTTCTCGTTAGATTGATCTACAAGTTCTTTTGGAATTTGTGACAGTGTTGTTCCACTAGCAAAAAAACAAGCCTCTCCCGGTTTAGTAATAATAACACTCCAAGAAGGGTTATTAACATCATAATTATAAGTAAGGATTAAAAGTCCCGGCCCCATTTCTGCAATAATCATGGGGATTTCACCATATTTATCAGACGCAATTTTTGCTAACTCAAACATTCCATTTTCTGCTCTGGTGCAGTGCATTGGAAAAGTTCCACGCTGTAAAAAAAGACTGTCTTGAGCAAAAACAGGAATAGTAAAAGTAAAAAATAAAAGTAATATTTTAACCATCTGCTACGTATCCTTCAGCGATATAAAAATTTTGAAAATAAGGGGTAACCCCATAGGGAAATTTACGTGGTTGTTTTTCGTAAAAGTCCCTTCCGTTTGACATTCGATAAGCAACCCTTCTAAAAGGGTAGTTTCTTTTACCAACTATTCTTCTTCTAGGCATTAGTATCTAGCCTCTCTTGGCGGCTCAAGACTTCTTCCTCTGTTATTGCTTCTAGGAGGCATTGCATCCATATCGTAAATTCTAGACAAAGCATCTAAAAAATCAGGATGTATTGTAGGAAAAAGGTTGTATTCATTATCTTTTACCCACTTAGTTAAGTCGTAAGTCTTTCTTTCTTCATCAATACAAATTATTTTTTTTGATATAAGAAAAGATTGATTGCGATCTTTAAAATCTCTCTGGTACGAAGTTAACATTTTTTCATCAGTAGGATACGGAAAAAACAAAGAACCATCTTTTAAGTCAGGCTCTAGTCTTTGTATCCTATCTCTTTTGGATTGAGAACCTCCTCCTCCAACCCAGTTTAACTCGTATATAGGAAAGTTACTTCCATCAGTAGACATCATTGCTTTAAAGTGTTCAATGTCACTTTGAGCGCCGTATCTTTCGTATCCTACCTTTACTTCCCTTACTCCCGGCGCTCTCTTCCACTTGGCTCTTAACCTTTTTAGCATTTGCCATTTTTCAGAAAGACTCATTCTGTGGCAAGCACCATCTAACAAATACTTGTTAAAGTTTCCATCTACTCCTACTACAGCAAACGCTGTTCTGTTAGATTCTTTTTTCTTAGAGTGAGCAGGATCAACCATTATGTACACGTTTAACGTGTATGGTCTAATCTCCCATTCTGTCCACCACTCTTGTTTAAAAGAAACATCACTTCCAATAATAGGATTAAGAAGTTGTTGACATGCTACGGTGTACGTGGACGTTGTTTTTTTAATTTCTTCCCATCTTTCTTTTTGTAAAAAAACAGGCTCTCCATCCATCTGACCATTATAAGTTGCGGGATGTATTCTAGGTTTGACTGCGGCTCTTTGTAGTATTGTCCCATAGGTGTCCCCGTATGCGTACCTAGTTCCCGCATATTGATATCTTGGATTATGTGTAGACCCAAGGTTCAAAGACAACTCCCATTGTGTAGTTGTCTTTTTAATTTGTTCTGGAGTAGTAATAGACTCCTGCACCACAACATCATCGTAGACTATTAAAGAAAAGTGCCTACCTGTAGGTTGACCGTCAACTAATCCATGCGCTTCTACTGTTTGTTCTTTTGGATTAGCAAAACGATTTACACACAAACCTTCGTTTTCAGCCCACTTAGGTGCTTGGTGTTTAGGATTACTCCAAAGAATATCTGGAAATAATTCTTTTAACTTTTCGTTAGACTCAAACTCCTGCATTATCTGTCTAAGGAAAGGCTTTGCCTGCCTAGCAGAGTAAGAAAGTATTCCTATAGTAATGTCAGGATCACAAAGTATTTCTTGAACACATCCTAAAAAAGTTATTATTGTAGACTTGTAATGAAACCTAGCCCATAAGTCTAGATGATTATCTTTTTTAAATTCTACTTCTCTGCATCTTTCGTATATCCAAGGATGCAACATGTCGTGGCGATTACAAATAAAAACACCAAGATAAAATCTATCGCATTGAGCAAGAGTGCGAATAAAAGAATCATCAATATTAGGGTCACGATGGCAATCAGCATACGCTTTGACTGCTGAATTATAGTCTGCTGTTCTTGCCCATTCTGCTAATTTAAGCGCCGCTTCAGCGTTTTTGTCATCTTTTAAAACATTTTTATTTATATGCACTAGCATATTAATTAATCTATTTTCTTAATTAACGTTGATAAAAACCGGAGTACGATGGTCGTTTTACAGGACGAGGCGTTGAAGGAGCCATTGTATTAGCAACAGGAGTTGGTCTTGTATTCGGTTTTGGTCTTCTAGTTGGCGCTCCTCCCCTTGCTACAATTTCTGGGTCAATAGTTCTATTAGGCATTTGCGGAGCAAAAGGTGGTGGAGTACCTCCTACAGTTTGCACTATTGGTGGGGGATGTGGCATAGCAGGAGGATTGTAGTTAATAGGTACACTAGAAGGAGGATCAATAAATACCTGAGGAGGCAATGGTTGTACTTGCGGCAACGGAGCAACATCGACTTCTGGGTGAATAGGCCTATTAGGCATGTTACCAGTCACTGGAAAACTGTATTCAAGCGAAGGAAGCATTGGAGCAACAGTTGTTTGAGGCAAGGGAGCAACAGTAGTGGGTAACCCATAAATATTGTTCATTTGGGAACCAAAACTAGAAAGAAGTTCTCTATTATAAGGATTATAAGCCATAATAATTATTAACCTTCTTTAGCCTTGTTATAAAATTCCCAAAATTTTATCGGGTTTCTAAGTAAATTTTTTAACTCTTCTTTGCTTATTGTTTTAAAAATTTCAGGATTTTTTCTAACAACACCCATTAAAACACTAACACTTTGTTCTTGTTCTTCTGCATTAAATATAGGCAAATCTGGAGAACCTGCTACATCTTGTTGATCCATGTTCATAACATCTTGAGGAGTTGTATCGTCTACAAATCCCATGCTAGTCAAAGCATTGTCTACAGACTGAGCAACCCCTAATACTGGACTAACAAGGCTTCCCATCAATCTTGCTCCAAACTGAAGCCCCGGATTGTTTATTGCCATTGCTTTAGAGTATTGATCAGAACGTGTAATGTTTCTTAAATTTTTTGTTAGTTTTGCTTTTTCAGCAAGAGAAAGTTTTGGGTCTTTTAGTTTGGTTCTAATTTTTTCTGCTTCAGTAATAAAGGCATTGTGAAACGCATTTTGTTTTGCTATATTCGGATCAGGTCTTTTTGCGCCAATTGCAAATGCATCGTCCATTGCTCGCTCTTGCTCGGCGCGTGTTATAGATTTAGATACTGGTGTATCTTTATTAACTAAACCAGAAAGCAGTCCTAACAATCCTTTGCTAGGATCATCTTGTTTTCCAATTAAGTTACCTAACGCTCCAATTGCATCTCCTAAGTTTCCTGAAGAACTTGAAGCACCCGGAGCAACAGGATCACCCTCACCTTTTTTGCCGCCGCCTGTTTTGCTACCTTGGTTAGAACCGTTTTGGTTAGCGCCGTTTACACTTGGATCGCCATCATCTAACAACTTTAGTACCCTCTTTTAGGCTTCATTTTTTTCATGGGCTTCATTTTCTTGCCAGTTTTCTTGGCTTCAGCCATCGCCATTTTTTTACCTTTTGCAGTGTAAGGGAATTTCTTTTTTCCTACGCTTGGCATTTTAATGCACCTTTTCCTTTTCTATTTGATCTATACCGGATTGGATAGATTTCTGTAAAATTGAATCTATGTCTACAGCATTTTTTACTTCAACCTTATGCTCGTTAATGATCTCTTTTTTCTCTTCTTTCTTAGCATAAGCAGAATGCCACTTGAATCGGTTAACCATCATCAGTAGCCAGAGAGCGTGATTAAACTTACGGTTATCAACGTTCTCTCGGCCTTTCTCAATCCACCAAGATTCAGCGGCAATCATTCCATGATCCACAACTTCCTTAAAATCTGGATAGGCTTCCATCCAGTTGTAGAATGTCCTTTTTACAATACCGATCTCGCGGCATACCTCTACAATAGAAGCGCCATTGTAGAAAAGAATCTCTACTCTCCGCTTCATTTGCGGAGTCCAAAGTTTTACAAACTTATTATTATTGCTAGGTTTATTGTTCATTAGACGCCTTCACCCGGAGCAAAAGGTCTTCGGGGAATATTCCCTTCTTTGTAGTCATTAGGGTCAGCAGTGACTTGCATAAGTTTATCTAACTCAGCAAGTTGAGCAGGAGTTAGCCTTCCATCCATTTCAAGTGTTGGTTGAGCAGGAGAGGGATTAGCCATTGCACCGGAAGGAACCCCCATATCTACCATAGAAGTTTGTCCTTCAAAATTTTCCATTCCAAAAACAGGGTTATCCTGTATTCCAAATGACTGTGCAGAACTAGAAGGCATTCCACCAAAAGCCCTTCTACCTCCGGGCGCTCCGGGCATAAAGCCTCCCCTTGCTATAATCTCTGCATCTATTAATTTTCTATTAAGATAATTGTCAACAAAATTTTTAACGGACTCAGTTCCGTACTGTTGACTCATCATATCTAAGAAAGAAGCCATTTCGTTTTGCCCAGCAGGTGCGCCACCGGGAATTCCAATAGCGGCCCCACCAAATGCACTTTCCATTCCTGTACCTGCTGAACCTTGTAATGCTGAATCGCCTATTCCAAAGTCAGGGTGTCCTCCAATAGCCATGTTAATCTCCAAATAATCTTTTTAGTATATTATATCATACCTGTCAACCCCCCTGATATGTCCCAAAAATTTCAAAACCCCAAAAATTTACAGCCCTGTCCCATACAACCCCGTAATTTTTAGCACCAAAGTATAGTCCCTGCCCAAAAAAGTACCCTAAAAGTAGGATGTGTGTGGGTGTGTGTGTTTTTTGCTGTTGTACGGGGGCGGGTAGCGGTGCGTCAAAAAGGCGGTTTGTTCGCGGTTCTCGCTAGGGGTCCCTGCGCCGTTTATATAATATATGTACAGGGTTTGGAGCGTATCGGCCCTGCCTCGCGTCTGTTAATTATTAACACGGCGTAAATCATTGAACCCTCGACAAGCGCAATTAAATATATGTGTGCAAGTCGGACACTAGGAGTAGCATTACTATGCAATTCAATTCCAAGAAGTACATTACATCAGTCGGTCAATTCTCAAATGCCTGCGTAACCTTGCAGAGGCGTATGTCTAGCATTCTTGTTAGCGTACTGCTCGAGAAGCGTAAGGACGTAGCGTCTATCCTTACCCCTCAGGGCGGTATCCAGAAAGCAGTGACAGACGTTATCGAAAAGGACGTTGCAAAGG